CTGGGAACCCGCTCGCATCGCACGCGAAATCAAACAAATCGAACAGGACGACCCCAACATCAAAGGCCGCACCGTGCGCGGCGTGGCTGACCCCTCCATCTTCGACGAAAGCCGCGGCGAAAGCGTCGCGCAGATGATGGAGCGCGAGGGCGTGTTCTTCGATCGCGGCGATAACGCCAGAATCGCGGGCAAAATGCAGGTGCATCATCGACTCGCGTTCGACCAGAACGGCATCCCCGGCCTGACCGTGTTCCATACCTGCCGGCACTTTATCCGCACCGTGCCTGCACTTGTGTATGATTCGACGAACGTCGAGGACGTGAATACCTCGATGGAAGATCATATTTATGATGAAATGCGGTATGTTGTCATGGAGTTTTCGCAGTAAGACGAAAAAATCCCTTCGTCCCGCCCGCAGGCGAGAACGGGATTCTCAAGGGACGAGTCCCTTGAGCCCGTCCAGGTGGAACCTGGTCGAGCCCGCAGGCTCGAAACACCCCTTTTGATTTCCCCGTCCCCCACAAGGGGAAATCAACTTAACTTTCGTTTTTATCGCGTCCCGCAGGACGCGAAATACTCCGCGCGCCAGGCGCGCTCATGGAATCCGTTCCCTGCGGAACGGATTCCCAAACCGCAGCTGCATCTGCTGCCGCTTGGACTGAGCTGCATCGCATGGGCGGGAACGGCAGGGGAGTCTTGCCGCCTGCGGGCGGCGCTTGAAATTATTTTTTGTTGAAACCCGGGGCGGACACCGGGTTTCAAGAGGGGAATTCCGGACTCTGCGGAGTCCGGCCAGCCTGCGCGGCTGGATCGCGCCAGGGAACTCGTCCCCTGGACCCCGATTATCGCCTGCGGGCGGGATTGGTGCGGTGATTCTTTTTTCAAAAGGAGGTTCTTTCTTTCGTGCAATCCAAAAAACACGTAATCGGTAAGGCTGAAGTCCAACGCGCAGCCGATTTACTCGAGGCCTACCGGCGCGGTAAGCAATCGCTCGACCGCCGCATCCTCGAAGATGAGCGATGGTATCGCTTACGTCACGGTGCCGCTGTCCGCTCGGGTGAGCCTGCGCCGGCATCCGGCTGGCTGCTCAACAGTTTACTCGGCAAGCACGGCGACATGATGGACAACTACCCTGCGCCTGACGTCCTCCCCCGTGAGCCGTCGGATATGCAGGATGCCAAAACCCTATCTCGGATTCTGCCGGTCATTCTCGAACGGTCGGACTTCGAGGGTTTATACTCGCGCAATGCTTACCCAAAACTGCGCCACGGCACGGCGTGTTACGGTGTCTTCTGGGACCCCGAAGCCGAGGACGGACGGGGTGACGTGCGGGTTACGGCGGTCGATCTTTTAAACCTTTTCTGGGAACCGGGCGTGCGCGACATTCAGGACAGCCGCAATCTATTTCTAGTTACTCAGTGCGACAACGACTTGCTCGACGCGGCCTATCCGGCTTTACGCGGCAAGTTGCGTGCGCCCATCGACAGTACCAACCAGCGCATTCCCGAGGATGTGCTCGACCGCTCGGGCAAGTCGCAGGTCGTGGACTGGTACTATAAAAAACGTCTGCCGAACGGCAAGACCATCGTACATTTCTGCAAGTTCGTCGGTTCGACCGTGCTTTACGCCTCTGAAAACGAACAAATGTTTATGAGTCAGGGGCTTTACGATCACGGACAGTATCCATTTGTGCTCGACGTACTCTTTCCCCTCGAGGATAGCCCGGCCGGGTTCGGCTATGTCGATCTGATGAAGGGCACGCAGGGGTACATCGACCAGCTGGACGCGATCATCTTAAACAACGCCCGTCTGGCCGGTCGGCCGCGCTGGTTCTATCGCGATGCGTGCGGTGTCAACGAGCAGGAATTTGCCGACTTTACCCGCGATTTTGTCCACGTCACCGGCAGACTCGATGCCGACGATCTGCGACAGATCGAGGTCGAACCGCTGCCCGCGTTCATCGCCAACCACCTGCAAAACAAGGTCGAGGAACTCAAGGAGACCAGCGGCAACCGCGATTTTGCCCAGGGTGGTACCAATTCCGGTGTCACCGCGGCTTCGGCCATCGCTGCCTTGCAGGAGGCGGGCAGCAAGCTCAGCCGTGACCTCATCAAGGGCAGCTACCGCGCATTTACCCAGGTGTGCACGCTGGTCATCGAGCTCATTCGTCAGTTCTACGACGACAGCCGCGCCGTGCGCATCACCGGCGAGGACGGCAAGCCGGTATTCCTGACCCTCGGCGGTCTGGCGCGGCGCGACTGCCACGTCGCCTTCGACATTCAGGTACGCGCCCAGAAGGCCAGTCCGTTTACCCAGATGAGCCGCAACGAACAGGCCAAGGAACTCTATCGGCTGGGCTTTTTCCGTCCCGATTTGGCCGGTCAGGCGCTCATCGCGCTGGAAATGATGGACTTTGACGGCATCGAGACCGTCAAAAAGCGCATCGCCGCGCAGGCTGGTACCCAGCAGTCGACAGTCAATCCGCAGGGCACGGCATCAACCGTCAAACAGGGCGTACCGCTCACGGTCGCCCAGCAGCTCATTCCCAAAACAGGCACGTCCGCAAGTCGGGCAGGGGAGGGTGAAACACCATGATTATGATTTTCGCGGGCAGGCGGGACGACCGCTGCGCCCTGCATGTCGCCGGTCACGCCGGCTACGCCAACAAGGGACAGGACATCGTCTGCGCCGCCGTCAGCACACTGGTCAATACCCTGGCCGGTGCCCTCGCTGCCTTCGACTGCCGCGGCTTCCACGCCAAGCTCCAGCCCGGTGACGCGCGCATCACCTGTGCCGCCAGCGGTGCCACCGACGTGCTGTTCTACGCCGCCGTCATCGGTCTGGCGCAGCTGAAAAACACCTATCCGAACTACATCCAGATGCGCACCGAAGGGTATTTCTGTGCCGATCGAGAGGAGGAATCCGTTTGAAACAGTCCGTAAAATCCGACCCGTCCCGCGAGCGCCGCTTCCGCGCCCTCATTCAGGGCGAATTCCGACCGGAATTCAACCGCGAAGTCGCCATCGCCGTGCGCCGTGCACTGCGTCAGGCGCGTGCCAAACAGCAGGGCGTGTCCGATGAAACGGGAAAGCCCGCGCTGCCCGTGCGTCTGGCAGCGGGTGACCGTCCGACAGGCGAGGGGATGCGTCAGGCAGTCAACCCGGCGCGTGCGATGACTGACCCGGTTTGTCCGGGTGAGCAGCCCGACGAGCGTGTGCGCCAGACCGTGCACGATGCGCTCGTGCGTGCGCAGTACAAGGTCTGGCAGGCGCAGGAGGCCGAGGCCAAGCGGCGTTATCCCGCCATGTCGCTCGAGCGGGAGCTGCAAAACCCCGACTTCGTCCGTCTGCTCACCGACCCCAAGCGTCCCATGACCGTATGCCGCGCCTATGAAGCCGTCCACCTCGACGACATTCAGGCCGACATTGCACGCGAAGCCGCCGTGCGCACCGCCGTCCGCATGGCTGCGCTGTCCCGCCGCCCACGCGAGAGCGGAGCCGCCCCGCAGGCCGGTCTGCCCATGCACTACGGTGCGTCCGACCCAAAATCTCGCGCCGAGATCGCACGCCGTGCCCTGCGCGGTGAGCGCATCACGCTGTAAAAAATTCATGTTCCACACGAAAGGAGAAACATCTATGTCCTTTAAGTTTGATTATCAGCTGTTCGCCATCAACACCACCGAGACCATGCCGGACGAGATCAAGACCTACTACGACGACTATCTGATCGACTGCTCTAGCCCTAAGCTGGTGCACGATCAGTTCGGTCAGAAGCGTCCCATCCCGGCAGGCCGCGGCAAGACCATCGAGTTCCGCAAGGTCAGCCCGCTGCCCGTGTCCACCACGCCGCTGACCGAGGGCGTGACCCCGGAAAGCCAGAAGCTGACCATCTCCACCGTCGAGGCTCCCGTACAGCAGTACGGCGGCTATGTTGAGCTGTCCGATATGGTCGTGCTGACCGCCATCGACAACAATCTGGTCATTGCGGCCAAGCAGCTGGGCGCACAGGCCGGCAAGACCCTGGACGCCATCACCCGCGAGGTGCTGGCTGGCGGCACCAATGTGCAGTACGCCGAGGGTCAGGTCACCGAGAGAAGCCAGCTGGTCGGCGGTAAGGCCGAGGGCAACCACTATCTGACCGTCGACGCGGTGCGCCGCGCCGTGCGCACGCTCAAAAAGCAGGACGCCGAACCGATCGGTGACAGCTTCATCGGCATTATCCACCCGGATGTTGCCTACGACCTGATGAGTGACCCCAAGTGGGTGAACGTCAAGTCCTATTCCGACCCGGAGGGCATCTACGAGGGCGAGATCGGCAAGATCGAGAACGTCCGCTTTGTCGAGACCTCCGAGGCCAAGGTATTCGAGGGTGCAGGCGCGGAAGGCCGTGACGTGTACGCCACCCTGATTCTGGGCGACAACGCCTACGGTACCACCGAGATCGAGGGCGGCGGTCTGACGCTCATCGTCAAGCAGCTGGGCTCGGGCGGCGCGTCCGATCCGCTCGATCAGCGCGCGTCGGTCGCGTGGAAGGCCACCAAGACCGCTGTCCGCTTACAGGAGGCCTACATGGTGCGCATCGAGACCACGTCCACATTTACCGGTGAGTGACTTCGGAATATTTATCCGAAAGATGAATAGCAGGATGCAGGAATGATTTTAAAATCCTGCAAAAACAAAGTGACACACAAAAGGGAGGAGACTGACCCATGAACAAAGCCAACCAGAAGGAAGAAGAGCTCGTTGAGATCACCCTGTTTGCCGACGGCGACCGCTATCAGGACGACGTGTTCGTCTGCGTCAACGGTGAGAGCTGCCTGATTAAGCGCGGTGTACCGGTCAAGGTGCGTCCGATGTTTGCCCGCGCTCTGGCCGACTCGGCCGAGCAGGACAAGCTCGCAGAATCCATGATGCGCCGGGCGCACGAGCGAGGGGAGGCGGTCAGATGACCATGCAGCAGGCACTCGAGCAGCTCGCCCGCCGCTGGCCCACCGCCCACGGCGACGACGAGGCGCTCCCGCTCGTCCTGCAAGCCGAAAATATCGCCCGCGCCGAGGTGCTCGGTCAGCAGCCTCTGACCGAAGCACCCGACGGTGACCTGTCCATCCCCGCGCCCTACGACATGGCTTACGTCCATTTCGCCGCCGCCCTGCTCGCGCAGATGGACGGCGTGTACGACCGCTATAACGCAGAACTTGCGCTCTATAACGGCCTGTACGAGACTTGGGCACGGGCACATCGACGCGAAAACCTGCCTCCACGCGGCGCAGAGGTGGTCGCCTATGGCTGATTACCCCTACCTTTCGGGCACGTCTCCCGCTCGTACCCGCACGGACAGCTTTTCCGGTCTGGATCGCCGTGACCGCGCCTCTGCCGGTGCGGTGCGCGACGGCCTGCACCTGTCCCCGGACGCGCTGCCTGCCCTGCGCGTGTGTCCGACCGACGAGAAAGTTCAGGATCTGACCGCGTGCACCGACCTGCTGTCAGCCTGCGGCTGCCTCATCTGGACGAGCGGCGGCAATCTGTACGTCGACGGCGTCAACAAGGGCGGCGTGCGCGACGAAAAGCACCAGATGGTCGTGCTGGGCAAGCGTCTGTTCCTGTTCCCCGAAAAGCAGTACCTGACCCTCGGCGAGAGCGGCGGCTTGCAGAACATGGAAGCGCGCGTGGTCGGCGGTGCAACCTTCACCGACGATTCACTCGAACTGACCACGACCAAGGGCTTTTCGGTCGGGGACGGCGTGACCATCGAAAAGTGCACGCGCTACCCGGAAAACAACAAGACCGCCGTCGTGCGCGAGATTGACGGCAATACCCTGATTTTCTCCGAGGGATGCTTTACCGCGGGCACTGAGAGCGCGATCATCGTCACCCGAAAGGTGCCAGACCTCACCTTTGTCTGCGAAAAGGACAACCGCCTGTGGGGCGTGCATGACAATGCCGTGTGCTGCTCGGTGCTCGGTGACCCGCTCAACTGGATGGTCTATGAGGGTCTGGCAACCGACGCCTTTGAGGCCGAGGTCGGCACCGACGGCGCATTCACCGGCATTGCGGCTGCGTCCAGTCACGTGCTGTGCTTTAAGGAAAACTGCGTGCACAAGATCTACGGCGCAAAGCCGTCCAACTTTCAGGTGCAGGTCAGCAGCATTCCGGGCGTACAGGCAGGGTGCGAACGCGCCATCCGCAACGTCGGTGAGACCGTTTACTGGTGGGCGCGCGATGGCCTGATGGCCTACGGCGGCGGCATTCCTGACCGCCTGAGCGCACCGCTGGGATGCCGGATACACCGACATGTGCATGGGCGAGGACGGTCACAAACTGTGGCTGTCCGGCCTCAGAGACGGTCAGCCTGAGACCCTCATTTACGACATCGAACAGGCCACCTTTTTGCCCGTGGACAGCCGGAAAGCCGTGCAGTTTGCCTACCACGACGGGGCACGGTATCTGGCGGAAGAGACGGCGCTCTGGAAGACCGGCACCGACCGCAAAAACACCGACTTTGCCGCCGTGTTCGGCCCCTTCCGCCAGACTTCGCCCGCCGTGCTGACCGGTCTGACCATCCTGGCCGACTGCGTGGGTGAGTGCACGCTGGCGTGTGCCGTGCGCACCGAGCGCGGCGACTGGATGCCGGTCTGGGCGAGCGGGAGACTGTCAGACGGCAGAGCGCGCATCCCCGTACCCGCCGTGCGCGGTATGCAGTTCTGGCTGCGCGTGACCGGCAGGGGAGACGTGACCCTGCAATCCATCGTGCGCATTCTGCACCCCGACGGCCCGGACGATCTGTAAACCCGAAAGGAGTGATTTTTTCATGGCAGTCTTAACCACAGACGCGCTGCCCAAATACGACCCCAATGACCTGCCCGCGACGGTCAAAAAACTGCACGACTACACCACGTCGCTCACCGAAATGCTGCGCTTTGTGCTCATGAATCTGGACGAGGACAACGTGCAGGGACTGGACACCCTAAACCGCGAGATGCAGGACGCACAGGGCAATCTGTCCCAGATTCAGCAGACCGCTCAGGGCATCCTCACCCGCGTGGAAAACGCCGAGGGCGACCTGTCTGCCGTCATGCAGACCGCCGACGGTCTGACTACCCGCGTCGAGACCGCCGAAGGCAATCTGTCCACCCTCACCCAGACCGCAGACTCCCTCGCCGCCCGCGTCTACAACACCGAGATGGGTCTGACTTCGATCAATGTCACTGCCAACAAGATCGAGACCCGCGTCGAGGACTTAAACGGCAAATACTCCAGCCTCAAACAGACCGTCGACGGCTTTGACTTCACCGGTCTGGTCACCTTCCAGTCGCTGGAGGCGGAGGGTCAGAGCGTCATCAACGGCAACAACATCACCACCGGCGATCTGCACGTCGCATCCGACGGCGTCGGCGCGCTGTATTTTTACAACGGAGACGTTGCGATGGAGAACATCGTCGGCGCGATCGAGGTTTATTCGGGTACTTATCCCGATCTGTTCATCGAGAGCCGTTACGGCAATAATATCCGCATTCAGGCCGATGCCCAGCTGGCTCTCGAAGCCGGATATCAGGGGCATATCTACATGAAGGCTGATGATTATATCCAGCTGCGCGTGGGCGGCGTGGACTATTACTTCCGCGCGGATGGTATCTATCGCGGAAGTGAGAAGGTGGTGTAAAAAACCATAGCACCGCACCCATTCCCGCCCGCAGCCCGTAGGCCACTATCCTCGTTCTCGCGCCGAGCGCGAATAAAACGAGTGTGCGACAAGCGGGTCCGGGCCTGCGGCCCGGCGCAATCCAGCCGCGCAGGCTGGCCGCCGTCCGCAGACGGCGGAATTCCCCCTTTGATTTCCCCGTCCCCCGTAAGGGGAAATCAACTTAACTTTCGTTTTTATCGCTCGCCGCAGCGAGCGAAAAGCTTTGCGCGTCTGCGGACGCGCTTTGAAACGAGAGTTTTATTGAAACCCGGGTCGGACACCGGGTTTCAAAAGGGGATTTCGCGTCCTGCGGGACGCGACTCAGGGCTCTGCCCTGAGAACCCGCAAGCCTTTCGAGAAAGGCTTGAGCGAAAGCTTCAATTAGGGGTGCGGTGCTGACTCATCCCAATCAATCCACAAAGGAGGAAATTTCTTTTTATGGCTTACCAAAGTTACGATCCCTCGGTCGACTATGCCGATCGCCTGCGCCGCATGATGCAGGCCGGTGCCAGTGCTGCCGAGGTCGAAAGTGTGCTGCGCCAGCGCGTCAACAAGGCGACCTCTGAGCCCGGTCACGAGCAATACGCCTACGACGCGTACTACACCGCGGCACGCGATTACATCAACCGCAACAGTACCTTCGGTGGTCTGTACAATACGGGCGCACAGACGGGCGCTGTGAGCGGCGGCACGGCATCGTATACCGATCCCTATGCCGAGCGTCTGGAGAGCGCTCTGAGCCGTCTGGAGTCCCGTGAGCCCTTTTCTTACGATCCGGAATCCGACCCGGTATTCCAGTCCTACCGCGACACCTACCGCAGAGAGGGTGACCGCGCGGCAAAGAACACCCTCGGAGAAGCGGCAGCGCTGACCGGCGGTCAGGCAAGCACGGCAGCCGTCGCGGCAGCCTCGCAGGCGTGGGATTATTACAACAGCAAGGTGGGCGATGTCGTGCCCGAGCTGTACCAGCTGGCGTGGCAGATGTACCAGTCCGAGCAGAACAGTCTGCTTGGTGAGATCGAGACCCTGGCCGGTCTGTCGGCGGCGGCCTACGACCGTCAGACCGACCGTCTGGCGCAGGACTACGCGATCTACAAGGACGAGCGGGATTTCGCCTACAACCAGTATCAGGACGTGCTCGACCGCGAGCAGACCGCCGCGCAGGACTGGTACGACCGCACCTACGATTACGACAAGCTGAGTCAGTCGGCAGCGCAGTCGGCGGAAAAGCAGGCGTACACCCGTGCGATGGCGTTCTTGAATGCCGGTGTCATGCCCACCGACCAGATGCTCAAGGCAGCCGGCATCGACAAGGAGACCGCGCGCTCGCTGCGCGCCGCAGCCCTGCGCAAGCTGGGGCAGTAACAACCGAAAGGAGAGAAAACGCGATGGAAGCACAGTACCGCACACTCGACGAGGTACCCGAATGGGGTCGGGACACCGTCCGCTATTTGCTGGCAAAAAATTACCTCAGACGGCAGGAGGACGGCACCTTGCCGCTCAACGATACCCTGCTAAATGCGCTGGTCATCAACGACCGCGCCGGTCTGTATGACCTGTGATGTGCGGTAGGCAGACGCGGCACAAAGCGGGAGCAAAACAGGCTCTGTATAGTCAAAAACTGTAAGAAAAGTCACAATATGACACGAAAAGACCGGTCACGCGATGGCCTGAACATCGACTGACCGGGACGGCAGGGCAGGGGAGAACACCGGGAAAACGGATACAAAATCCGACCGGTTTCCCCGTCCCTGACCGACAAAAACCATCTGGAATCGGCCGTACACGTCAAAAACCTGTTTGGTTCGGGTTGACATTTGTTCTGACATGTTCAAATAGAATATTTGACAATATTTAAACACATGTCAAATGAATGTCAAAAAATGTCAAACGTAATGTCAGAACATTGACAAGTTTTGTCAAATCCGGTATGATAGGGGAGAACAAAACCGGAACACAAAACGAATGCAGGAGGAACAGAACGTGTATGAGTCCAGCGGAGCCGGACGGCTCAAAACGCTGCGCGAACAGGCCGGACTGACCCAGCAGGAGCTGAGCCGTCAGACCGGTGTGTCCCGCAGTCTGATTTCCCAGTGGGAAAATGGGGTCATTTCGGTGTCCCTCGCCACCAAAAAGCGCGTCGCGGCCTACTTCGGTGTGGACGTGTCCGAGCTTGACGGCGAGGCGACCGGCGCACAGGCTGCGCCCCGTCCGTCCCAGACGGTGCGGGACAGTCTGCCGCCCAGAGTGGAGATGAGCGCAGCCGCGCGGCAGGAGATGAGCGAGCTTGCCGCACAGTATGCCGCACTCAATCACAAACTCGAACAGATGCTGGGCCGTCTGACCCAAGACGAGCTGACTGCCGTGCGCGAGAGCGCTGCGCGCATGGCGCAGGCCGTCGAGACCGAACTCGTTTTCCGTCAGGTCAAGGCCTTTCAGGACAGACCGGACGCAGCCTCGCGCGATGAGGTACTGCGCGCGGTCGAAGCCCTCATGGGGCAGGGCAATGGGTAAGCTTTCCTTGCGCATCGCCCGCGCCGCCTATATAATATAGGTAGGCATTCAGGTCAATCTGAAGGAGGAACAACATGAAAGATGGTTTTTTGAAGGTCGCCGCCGCTACCCCGCGCATCCGCGTCGCCGACGGTGCTTATAATACCGCCCGCGTCATCGAGCTCATGGGAGAAGCCATGGACGCCGGTGTCTCGCTGTGCGTTTTCCCCGAGCTGGTACTGACCGGCTATACCTGCGGCGACCTGTTCTTGCAGGAAGCCCTGCTGCGCGCCGCCGAGGACGGTCTGACCCGTATCCTCGAGCACTCGGCACGCTCGCCTATGGTCATCGCCGTCGGCTTGCCCATTCAGGCAGACAACGCACTCTATAACTGCGCCGCGATCTGCTGCCGCGGCCAGCTGCTCGGCCTCGTGCCCAAGCAGAACATCCCCAATTACAGCGAATTCTACGAGGCGCGTCACTTCACCTCGGGCGCTGGCATGGTCACCCGCACGGTCACCCTGTGCGGTCAGCAGGTACCCCTTGGAGTCGATCTGCTGTTCCGCTGCCGCACCATGCCCAGTCTGGTCATCGGCTGCGAGATCTGCGAAGACCTCTGGGTTCCCGCACCGCCGTCCGGCCAGCTGGCAGAGGCGGGTGCGACCGTTATCGTCAACCTGTCGGCCTCCGACGAGCTCATCGGCAAGGCGGCGTACCGCCGTCAGCTGGTGACCGGTCAGTCGGCACGTCTGGCCTGCGGCTACCTGTACGCCGATGCCGGTCTGGGCGAGTCCACCCAGGATTTGGTCTTTGCCGGTCATAACCTCATCTGCGAGAATGGCACCATGCTGGCCGAGTCCGAGCGCTTCACCACCGGTCTGATTACGACCGAGCTTGACCTCGGACGCATCGCCCACGAGCGCCGCCGCATGAACACCTTCGGTCAGTCGCAGATCCACATGACCGACATTTACTTCGATCTGCCCCTGCGCGAGACCCAGCTGACCCGTGTCTTTGCCCAGACACCCTTCGTACCCGCCGACCAGAGCGATCTGGCTGCGCGCTGCGAGGAGATTCTGCATTTGCAGGCGGTCGGTCTGGCAACCCGTCTGCGCCATACCCGCGCCAAGTCCGCGGTCATCGGTCTGTCGGGCGGTCTGGATTCCACCCTTGCGCTGATCGTCACCGTGCACGCCTTTGATCTGCTCGGCTGGCCGCGCAGCAACATCCAGACGGTCACCATGCCCTGCTTCGGCACCACCCGCCGCACCAAGTCCAACGCCGAACAGCTGGCCGAGGCCTACGGCACCAGCCTGCGGTGCGTGGACATCAAGGCAGCCGTCACCCAGCACTTTGCCGACATCGGTCACGACCCGGACACGCTGGACGTCACCTTTGAGAACGCACAGGCACGCCAGCGCACCTATATCTTAATGGATATCGCCAACAAGATGGGCGGTCTGGTCATCGGTACGGGCGACCTGTCCGAGCTGGCACTCGGCTGGGCGACCTATAACGGCGACCACATGTCCATGTACGGCGTCAACGCCTCTATCCCCAAGACGCTCGTGCGCTACCTGACCTCCTTCGAGGCCTCCCGCGCACCCGACGGTCTGCGCGAGATCCTGCTCGACGTGCTGGGCACGCCGGTATCGCCCGAGCTGCTGCCGCCCAAGGACGGCGAGATCAGCCAGAAGACCGAGGAACTGGTCGGCCCCTACGAGCTGCACGACTTCTTCCTCTATTATATGCTGCGCTTCGGCTACCCACCGCGCAAGCTCTACCGCATCGCCTGCCGCGCCTTCGAGGGCGTGCACAGCCGTGCGACGGTCAAGAAGTGGCTCGTCACCTTCATCCGCCGCTTCTTCGCCCAGCAGTTCAAGCGTTCCTGCCTGCCCGACGGCCCCAAGGTCGGTACGGTCACGCTGTCGCCCAGAGGCGACTGGCGTATGCCGTCTGACGCGGTGAGCGAGGTTTGGCTCAAGGAAGCCGAAAACCTGGAATAACGAAAGTTAAAAGTACGAAAATATAATAGTATGTGCAGACAGTCGTCCGACGCGAGCGGGCGGCTGTCTTTTTTTGTGACACTTGGTGCTATAAGTTTGCTATTATAACTGTCTAAAATGGAATACGGAATGTATAAAAATAGAACAAATAAATGATTTAAGATGCATTTTTGTAATAAAATACATATAATAAATGACAAATGATTACGGTTATGTTACACATGTACTGTAAATATTGAAAAGATAAAATCTCTCTGATATGATGTATGCATAAAAGAGGCGGGGCAGGAATGTCCCGCGAGATCAAAAAGGAGGAAATATTCCTATGAAGAATC